TGTACTCGGCAGTAGAAATCGCAAGGTTGTTACACACTGATATTCAGAACGTTTATAAGTGGGTAAAAACGGGCGAAATACCGCACATTAAGCTTACCGAAAAATCAGAAATACGTTTTGCCGGATGGGAAATCCGAGCATGGCTCGATAGCAAAGCGACGGGAGGAAACGCTAATGATTGAACTTGAAATTGCAACGTGTGTAATCGTAATCGCCGTTGTACTGGCGTGTATATGGATTGAGATACGGAAAGGAGCGTAACAATGAATGCAGACCAAATGATAAACCACATGATGACGGTTATTTACACAACTGCCGATGTAGAAGGTATCCAAGTAACAAGGCATTTTAGACCTCAAGAAATCGTCGATTCCACACTGGCTGCGTGCCACAGTATTATCGACGGCAAACGCCTGTCAGAGAGGGAAACAGCGGTGCTTATCGTAACGTTCGGCGATACATGGAGAAATTACATTCGGCGTGCCGGTAACGTTCTTATATCGTTTCACTTCGAGTTAATCATTAGAAAGAGAGGGATGTAATGATGAAGGCTGCTACATTACAGAGTCCGCCTGAGTGGATCAACCAAAGATACTACGAAATCCAAAACACTCCGATTCGTGTAGTTCGGAGTCATAGTATCGGCTATTACGTTAAAGAAGGGTTAAAAGCGGCACTTACGTTAACGGCTATTTACTTCTTAATTGTGCTTTTAGCACTTCTTTAAAGGAGGCTTTCCATGAATTGCGAGAATTGCCCGAATCGGGATTACTGTATTCCCGATGAGTGCATAGGAAATGGCCGCCCTCTGCAGCAACAGAAGACGGCCAAAACAATTAAAAATTAAATTTTCAATTAAAAGGAGTATATCACATGACAGTTAAAATTAACAGCTTAGCCATTGAGAACGTAAAGAGAGTAAAAGCAGTACAAATGGAATTAGCCCAAAGTGGCCTTCCCGTCATCGGCGGTCGTAACGGCCAAGGTAAAACGTCCGTATTAGACGCTATAGCCTGGGCCTTAGGCGGCGATAAATTCAAGCCGTCCAATGCGGCAAGAGACAGCAGCACAATCCCGCCTGAGATTCATATCGAACTTTCCAACGGTCTTATCGTCGAACGAAAGGGAGCGAAAAGCTCCCTCAAGGTTATTGACCCGACCGGCGAGAAAGCCGGACAGAAACTCTTGGACAGCTTCATCGAGAAACTGGCTCTAGACTTGCCGAAGTTCATGAGTATGAACTCAAAAGACAAGGCCAATACGTTACTGCAGATTATTGGCATTGGCGACAAATTGGCCGAACTCGACGCAAAAGAAGCACAGCGATACAATCGCCGCCTTGAAATCGGTCGTATTGCTAAGCAGAAGAAGTCATACGCCGATGAGCTTGAGTATTATCCCGACGCTCCGACAGAGCCGGTCAGTGCCTCGGATTTAATTAAGCAACAACAGGAAATATTAGCACAAAACGGCGAGAATCAACGTAAGCGTGAACAGCTGGCTAAGATGATGGAAGAACACGAAACGCTTATTTCCCAGATTGCTCAGCTCAAAGCGTCCCTTGAAGAAGCCCAGGCTAAACAAGAGTCGCTGTTGGCCGATATGGAAACAGCTCAAAAGACAGTAGCCGAGCTTGTCGATGAAAGTACCGAAGAATTGGAGACTAATATCGCCCAGGTCGATGGTATCAATCGCAAGGTCCGTGCTAACCAGGAAAAGGAAAAAGCCCAGGCCGAAGCCGAAGAGTTATCAGCTGAATATAACGGGCTGACGGCAGAAATTGAAGCCGTCAAGGAAGCAAAGAATGAGCTTCTTAATAAAGCAGATTTACCGCTTCCGGAACTTGGTGTTAAAGACGGGGAACTCATCTATAAAGGGCAGCAATGGGACGGCATGTCGGGAGCTGAACAGCTCATGGTAGCTACGGCGATTATTCGTAAGCTTAACCCTGAATGCGGCTTCGTCCTTATGGATAAGCTTGAACAAATGGATCAGGAAACACTTAAAGAGTTCTCCGAATGGCTCACCAATGAAGGACTCCAGGTTATTGCTACAAGAGTCGGAACGGATGACAGCTGCAGCATCATTATCGAAGACGGTTACATTAAAGACTCGACACCGCAGCCGGTAGAAGCTAAGAAATGGGAAGCCGGTAAATTCTAAAGGAGGTAGCTATGAAGATAATAACAGGAAAGCAAGAACGGTATCAGAAAGTCGTTGTATATGGTCCTGAAGGGATTGGCAAGAGTACATTTGCCGCTCACTTCCCTAAGCCCTTATTTATCGATACAGAAGCAAGTACAGCTCATATGGACGTGGCAAGACTGGAACGTCCGACGTCCTGGGCGGTACTTATGGAATATGTCCAAGAGCTTACGAAAGACCACCAGGGATTTACAACCTTAGTCATCGATACAATCGACTGGGCAGAACAGCTCTGCGTACAGCATATTTGCTCTAAGTACCAAGTGAGCGGGATTGAAGATATCGGGTATGGCAAAGGATATGTGTATGAGAAGGAAGAGTTCGGACGGCTGCTTAATAAGCTCCAGGATTTAATCGAAAGCGGCATGAACGTGGTTCTTACCGCTCATGCCATGGTTCGTAAGTTCGAGCGGCCTGACCAACCTCCGTACGATCGGTACGAGTTAAAGCTTAACAAAGCCGCCAGTCAGAAGATTTCAGATATGGTTAAAGAGTGGGCGGATATGCTCCTTTTTGCCAACTACAAAGAGGAAGTTTTAAAGGTCGATAGCAAAGACAGTCACAGTAAAAAGGTCCGCATCTCAGGTGGCCAGCGTGTGATGTATACGAGTCATCATCCGAACTGGGACGCTAAGAACCGACACGGATTAAAGGAGTGCTTGCCCTTTGAATTTGCTCAAATCGAAAATTGTATACCTAAAAATATTCGAAAATCGCAAGTCGAAGAGAAGCCTGTAGAGGAAGTGAAAGCCACTCCGAAAGAGGAAAGCCCTAAAGAAGAGCCTGTTGTAAAAACCGAGCCTAAAAAGAAGGCCAAGGAAGATGACGGGATCCCGAAAGACTTGAAGAAGCTTATGGAAGCACGCAATATTACGGAAGCCGAAATACAAGCCGTTGTAGGCGGTAAAGGGTACTTCCCGGCTGATATGAGAATTAAGGACTACCCGAAAGAATTTATAGACGGTTGCTTAATTGCCGCATTCGATACTGTAGCTCAGGCAGTAGAAGCAAACCGAGACGAAAATGTACCGTTTTAATAATAAGGAGGATAACAATCATGGCAGAAGAAAGAGCATTTAGTTGGGACGAAGAAATTGAAGCAGTGGAAAACGAGTTTGTCGACATACCCGCAGGAGATTATGACTTTAAGATTACCAACTTCGAACGAGGCTATTTCGAAGGAAGCGAGAAAATGCCCGCTTGCAATGAAGCTAAAATTACCTACGAAGTCAACGTAAACGGCCAGAAAGGTCGCATTAAGCAGAACCTCTTCCTGCATAGTAAATCACAATGGCAGCTTACCGGATTTGCCCGTGCCATCGGACACATGAAAAAGGGTGATGATAAGTTTACGATTCGCTGGAACGAAGTCCTCGGAGCGACCGGTCGTTTTAAAATTAAGCTTCGGGAATATAACGGAAAGACTTACCCGAACGTCGATCGGTTCTACGATAAGGAAGAATCGGGTAAAGAGTGGACTCAAGGAGCCTTTTAATCGTGAGCATTGAGCTTCGTCCCTATCAGCAGGCGGCGGTCGACGCCGTCCTGCATGAGTGGGGCATCGGCCAC